TTAGCATCTGCTCTAATGAAGTTTCATTAAGGTCAGCCGCTGTTGCGAGAAGGTTAGTTTGATTTCCAGATAAACTAGGGTGCGCGTTTGAACAAAGTGCTGCACCATCACCAATAGCAGAAGCGCCTGCTGTGAACGCATTGTTCAGTATAGCAGCAGCTTTTATTTGCTTGGTTTGAGCCATTGAACGAGCCAATGCCTTAGTGTAGCGCGATGCAAGACGATCATAAAGATTGTCTTCAATAGCTTCCTCAGTAATTGAGAATGCAAGCGCAATAGTTTCGTGGGTGTAACGAGCTGTGTATGTCTCTTGAGCATCGTCAAAGCTGATGGCAGTGCCTTCGCCTTTAACAGGTGCTGTTGAGAATCCACCAAGCATTACTTCTTCTTCGAAGGCTCTGTCGGAACTTTCCTCTTCAAAGATTTCGCCATGCTCGTTCTCGTAACGATTGTATTCTAGCCCAAATAAAGCATTAAGGCCGGGTTCTAGCTCTTTAGCTAGTTGACTTCTTGAAATAGCCATTAGTTAACCTCCTTATATACCAGTTGATGTCGCGGTAGTCTGCGAATCAAAACGGCTAGTTGGTGCATTGAAATGAGCATTGATACGAACAATCAAAGGAATACCGGCAGAAGCGAAATCGCTGTTTGCTGCATCATCCATAACACCTACGATACGAAGCGGTAGCGTCGCTGTAGTGTTGATTGTTGAAACGCCCAAGGCGGAATTAGAGTTACCGTTGTCGGTAGACCCTGTACGAGCAGACGTACCTAAAGACGCATTCGCGAAGACTGCGGCTTGAGCTGTTGCTCTATCGGTTAAAGAAGCGTCAGACGCAACTTTAAATAGCTGATTTGGATTGTCAGCAACAAACGCCTTTACAGGGTGGTTTGTATCAACGCTAACAGAACCCGAACCGGGCCAGTAGTTAATGAAGACTGGTTTCTTTGAAACTGAGTCAACGTATTCTACACCCATCAGGACACCTAACGCTTGTGTAGTACCACCATTAGTAGCACCTGCACGATCAATAACGCCTGCGGCCAAAGGCACGCAAAGACCATATTGAAATATAGCATTAGTATTATTGGATGCGATTTCATACTGAGTTACCCCAGTAGAGTTAGCCGCAGAGCCATTAAGCCCGATAGGACGTAGACCATAGGCAGTGTTTTGGTTTGCCATAAGATTTTCTCCTAAAGAGGGTGGGCCACCAAAGGTTACACGAGATTGACGATCAGCATTACTGATCCTCATTGATGAATGTGCATTCTCACGCATCATATCGTGATCCACAGCTTCCATTTGGTCCTGACTTCTTTTTCTAAAGTAATCAGTCCTCTCGGCTACTGTTTCTAACGGTATTCTGGCAAGAAGCAGTCCGCCTACTCCGAAGACACCTTGATATTTACCTGTTTCGACTACTGGAGATTCAAAGTCAGGGTATTCGTCCTTACGAACTAATTCCCAACCTTCTCTCATTTTCGCACTGATGTTTTTAGTATCATCAAAACCGCGCGTTTCGGCACGTATCCAACGATGCTTAAATCCTTCAGGGGCAGGTGGTGCATCTAACATTGACGGGGGAGCCCAAGGCTTACGAATTGCCTGTTTTTCCCTAGTTTGGTTGGCGCGAGGGGCCCTATTGATTGCTGAACCTGTTTGTTTTGTTTGTTCTGTCATCGATCTACTCCTTCACGTATTTCGCATATTCTTCAAGCGGCACACCCAATTTCTTCGCTATCGCGACTTGGCTAGGAGTGAGTCTAACCTTTTTCCCACTGCGTCCAGAATTATTTCTAGAGGCTCCAACAACCGTCTGAACGGGTCGTCTGTTAGTAGCCTGTTTACCCGTATTAAACTTTGAAGCAATACGGTTATCTAGTTCACTATAGTAGTCATCGCTCGTCGGGTCAAACCCTTCTTCCTCGACTAACTTTTTATGTATACCAAAAGCAGCATATGTCATAGCTTCATCCGAGCCGAACCAACTGTTTCGTAAAGCCCATTTTTCGGCTTTTGGATCCGGTCTTTTTGGTTGTTGGGCGGGCATAGGCTGACGAGAAGCGTGCTGTTGTGCCGCCGCTGCCTGCTGTTGTGCCGCCGCTTGTTGTTGCTGTGCCCGTTCTGATTGAGCCCTAGCTTGGTTTGCTCTGTCGGCCTGAATAGCCAAGCTTGTTAAATTTCTTTGGGCCTCAACAGTTGCAGAGGCGTCCCCTAGATCTATAGCTCTAGCTAAAGCGGCTTCCGCTTGTTGCATTTGACTATTGACGCGATTACTAAATTCAGACACATAATTGCTGTCTAAATTCTGCATACGTTGCTTTAGTCCTGCTGATTCGTTTTGAACGCCCTGCGCATAACGAATCGCTTCTTTTTCACGACGTTCTGCTTCGCGCATTTTTTTAGTAAGACGGTCAATACGTTTTTGTGTTGAACTCTCCGCTTTCTTAAACTGGTCGTCTTTCGAATCAGGGGTGGTTTCGACAAACGAATCCGAGGGCTCGGGTCCTGTTTCCTCGACCTCGATTTCTATATCGACGGCTTCTTCTTGGTTTTCCATAAGTCTTTTCCTTTATGTTAATTGATGAATATCTTCTGGATCTAAAATTGTTGAAAGTATCTCGTCATCATTTAGAATACGGACTTCTCCGCCGTCTATCTGGAAACGAGAACCTGCGTAACGAGCAAATAATACCCATTGTTTTTCCACGCACCACGGTCCCGATGGAAACTTTGTTTTGTCTCCATAGGCAAGCGGCCCTGTTTTTAGTACGTAACCCACTTGTGTGGATATTTGACTTTTTTCCTGTGTTTCATGCGGTAAAAATATACCGCCCGCCGTTTTAGCCCTGCCTTGGTAAGGTAGAACTAATATACGCCAACCCGTAGGCTCAGGCATTCTGTCAAGAAGAGATTTACCAATCATATCAGGATTTAACCGAGGCTTATCTGTGTAAGCATCCGCAAGATTAGGTTTATCCGATGTTTTTATTGGTTCTGATGCACCCGCCTTTAAACTGCTTTTTATAGTTTTAGGTAGTGCAGACAAATCGATTTTAGATTTAGTCATGAGATCGCTCCTGTTTCTCTAGCAGGCCCTTGAGTTCCTGTTCCACGTGATTTAGGGCTTCAATGTTGCCCATAAGCTCACGATATTGCTCCATAGATTTTACATTTCCAAACTGCATTAAATCTATGATCGCTTGGCGTCTTTCTCTCAAGATTCTGAAAGTCGCTTCCGCAATTAATATTTCATCCATCAACACCTCACACGTTATAGAATTATGTTATACAACCCCCTTAGCAAATATATATACGATGCGCTAGGAAAAAATACAGGATTATGGGATTATTTCAAAGTGAGGCGCATCAATAAACGGTCTTCGGTTTTGCATTCGTCTGAGGTCAATATAACTATTCATTGCCTCCTCCATAGTACCATTCCACTCTGCTATATTCGGAACGGTCCAAGCCGCTCCCCACCTTACCTTAACATTTAATTCCCTTGCAGATTCTGCCATAGCTTCTGCTATGTCGTCATATAAACTTATTTCCCAACTCGGCCGAGAACCGCAGTACGCCATTAAGTCTACAGCTAATCCTTCTAAATGTTTTGATTTATACGTTTTACTAGCGCCCTGTTCAACAAGTTCGATCTGCTCTTTCATTGTGCGCAATCCGCACACAACACCAAAGTCTACGTTTGTTTTTGTAATGGCTACCTTTACAAGATAGACAAGCTTAGGGTCTACACCCTTAAGCTTTCTCAGACTTCTCCGAGATAGTTTAAATGTCATTTTGTAAGACCTTTTGTTTTTTCAAAAGTGCGAAGACCACCTAGACCTAGCATACCCATAAGAACCGTCATAAGGCTCCCCATGTCAAACTCAGGTAGTTCAGGTGTTTCAACACCTGTGTACGCAAAAACAAATATAAGCATAGGCGCTAAAACAAAATGCCAAACCATTGCAAAGGATAAACCCCAACCTAAAAAAGGCCGCCAACCTGCTACAAAAATAGAACGGTGTTGGGCTTCAATCTTGTTTATTTCTAACTGACCCATATTAGCTTCATGAGCCTGTCTTTCGGCCATAGTAGCTATTTCATGAGCTAACTTAGCACGTTCATCTGCATCAGGGATAAATTTATCTAATAGACTAGATATAGGTGATATTAAAGCCTTTAACATTACGGTGCTGAACTACCTACATTTTTTATAAAGGCTATCTTGTAAGCCTCTATCTCTT